ATTTGAGAGGGGGTGTCTTTTTGGCGACCCCCTCCCCGGTGTCAACATTGATGGTCTAAGGGTATCCTTGGCCATTTATGTTCATTCATGTTTGACTTTCCTGTACAATCCAATCGGATTTAGCTCCACAAGACGATCAACAGCCTCTTCGACTGCTTGAAATTCATCTAAAGGACTCGCTTCATCGCTTGACTTTGCCAATATTGCCAATCTTTCACAAGTTCTATAATCTTTCGATCTGTCAAACTGATACCATCGATCGAAGTCATCAATCGGATCATAAGGATTGTCGACCGTTGTAATTCCAACCTTCATCATGATCGATTTCTCCTTTTATTCATCTTTCTTTTTTGGAAACAATAGCTTTATTTAGCAGGACCAAGCTCTTTTACAAGTGTTGTTGTGCTAACACCAAGCAAATCAGCAACTTCAGCTCTTGAATAGCCTCTTGCTAACATACTTCTTGCTTGTGCTCTCTTAGCACTCGTAAGAGAACCAGTAGATCTTGGTGTGGCTAATTGCCGAACTCTGTCAGGATTTGCATTATTGAGTACAAGCATTAGTCTATTATAGCTTAAAGCACCAGCTTCCATTGCTTGCCATTCACGATCTGTGATGTCAACTTGTGTTTTTCCTCCACCAAAGCGCCTTCTTGCTTCAGTCAGTGCACGACCTTTTAGTTTTTTAATCGTATCACTATCCATATTTGGATTTGCTTTCTTTTTTGCTTTCACCTGGGTGTTCGCAAGAATCTGAGCCTGACGTTCATAAGGAGCATGCTTAAGTGCAACATTCACTTTTTGCATCAGACTTGAAAACTCCTGGGCATAAATTTGCTTAGCAGAGGGGGAGTATTTGGATGTTGGAATATCAATAGCTGCTTTTCTTGCTTTCATCGCAAGAGCTTTAAGACGGTTGGAATGAGCGGCATAAATTTCTTCCATGTAGGTACCAGAGGATAGCTCACGGGCATCTTTCCGCTCTGCAAGCTTTGTTGTTTTAATTGTCTTTGGGGTATCTTTGTAACCGATTACCTCGCCTGTTTCTTTATCCTTTATAGGTTTTGAGTATGTTTTTCCAGTATACTCCCAGATCTTCTCGCCATTCAAATATCTTTCGTGTTCTTCTGGCGTCATCTTACTTACAGCCTTTGGTTTTCTGTCAAAGACACGTTCTTCAGACGTGGATCTACTAATCAGTGTGCTTGCACCTTTCCTTGGCCCGCCTTGATACTTGGTCTTCAATTCGGCTATACCATTATCTTGGGCTGATTTTCTCCAATCCAGATTATGCTTTTCGGCGTCAATAACTACCATGGAGTGTTTAACAGCACGGCATATTTCATCATTATCCGCACCCTTGATAGTCATATCTGTAATTAGATTGGATACATCCCCCATTTGCCTTTGTTTATAAAATCCATTTTCTTTTCCGGTCTTTGGTGCACTTGGCGGATTTTTATATTGTTCTTTAGGGTCAAAATCTTTAAGCCCTTTAAGAGCCGGAGATGTTTTTATGGCACCACTGTTATTTGGAATAACAAGAACGGTATCTCCATCGAAGTCAGCCCCAGATAGACGCTCAGCGACTTTACTGTTGATGCCAACTGCATCAATAGCATTCCCCATAATATCAATGGCTTCTTTATTCTTATGGGTAACGATTAATTCCGGAATCTCAAACTTTCCGCCATGAGGATATCTTATTAGAACTACCGATTCCCCTTCCCTATAGTTTGGAGCATATATCTCATTGTCTTTAAGGCTTGGAATCGGTAATATCACGTGGCTTGCTTGCCTTGGCATACCAGCTGCCTGTAAATCGACTGCTGCGGAATCGCATTCATCCGCGAATTCCATAAGTAGCTTCTTTTTCACAGCCGGCATTGTTAAAGAAGATAGTTCTTTAAACTCATCCTCCTTAATATCATAGGCAAGTTTAAGCTGTTCTTTAGCAAGCTGAGGTCTTTGTTTACTGAGCATCTGGCTCGAGAGAGTTTTACTCCAAGTACTCCATTCGCCTTCTTCATAAACAATGTTCAGAGCACTCAAATGCTCCTCCCCGTCTTTTCCGACATATGTTTTTTGGCGAACTGTTGAGCCAAATGGATTGTCTGGATCTGATTTCATTGGCTTAAGTACAGAATTATCAGAGTCCTCACCAAGCATTGGGGTTCCTTTATGTTTATTGGTGTTAAACCGAATATCAATACCGTCCGGAAGATTGTCTGAGTAAACTGCCATACCTTTTAGGTAATGTGTTCCATCCACAGCGATACGAACCTGAGCATAGTTTGCGTCACCAAGATCAATATCTTCCACGCCTCTTCTTAGTTCAATTACACCATCGCGGTCTGTACCTCTTGCCCCATCTGGGCCAACATCTTCCGCATACTTAATATCAATGCGTTTGCTGTCGACACTTTGAGGAGGTTTCAATCCTTCATAGGTACGGCCGCCATCTTCTGAGTAAGCTCCAATAACTGTTTGTATCTTTTCCGGATGTTTATTAACTTCCGCCCAAGTAGTATCTGGAGGACACAATACTTGAACAGTTGTCATTTTTCCTGTTCCGAGCTGTTCTACTTTGATGTTATGTACAGTATATCCATCTTCTTTCAGAAGCTGAACTGCAGTTCCGAGTTTAGTTCTACTAATTCCGAGCTGATACTCAGTGCCTGCACCAATATCAATGTAGCCTTTGCTGTCAACAGCATTCTTTAGTACATCAGCAGTTGTCTTGGCGATCTCGCTACGTTCATGAATGCTTGGATTAAGCAATGATCTAACAGAGCTTTCATTAATTCCCATAGCCTCGCCAATAGCTGTATTGGAATATCCTTTTTCTTTTAATTCCATAGCTCTTGCTACATCTGCTTTACGGATCTCACTATTCGCAAGACTGATACGCTTTCTCAGGATTGTTGTTGTCATTCCCATTGCTTTTGCAATATCAACATCCTTCATACCAGATTTACGCATATCGTATACGCTTGCCAGAAAGCCTTGATCTCGTTGGTACGGATTTTCACCGGATCCCCATGGATACCTACCGGAATGACGCTTTGTGCCATAATGTTCTATGGCGCTTTGATCAATATCAATGGCCATTTCCATTAATCTTCGATCACGGTCAATTTCATATTGAATGTCATCCCATATGTCGGCAGGTAACATGATTTTATTGTTCATAAGCATCAATCCTCCGCTTTCATCTTCTCGATTTCTCTATCAAACATGATGATCTTGTCCATCACATAGAAAATATCATCCGGCCGCGGCTCATGGATTACGACTTCATTATTTTGGTATATTCGTAATTCCATACCGATCTTATCCGGTTTGTGCCCATATTCAAGGCAGAACAATGCGGCATAGATCTCTAACTGATGCATGGACGCATCGATCGATCCTGTTTTTAAGTCATGAATTCGTAGAAAATTTTTACGGAAGGCAATAGCATCCGCAGTACCAAAGCAATTGGATGAATATAATAGCACCTGTTCTGGTGTCATTTTATACCCAATAGCATCATTGACGTACATGTTCAGAGTTTTCTTAATCTTTGGCAAATTCTGCTGCAATTTAATACATTGGCATGCAAAATCATGCAGAACGGTTCCTTTTTGTGCTGCCATAAAATTCCGATAGCTCTGACTCAATTTCTCAAGGTCATAATTGACCCAATGGTATTTGCTTGCGCTTAGAAACGCATGTTGGCCTTCAAAGTCCGAATGTGTGTTGAAGTTCATTGAGCACCTCTTCCTTATTCTCAGGGTCAATGAATCTCGCAAACGAATCCTCATTCAGCTTTTGAATGTAATAGTCTTGGTTTGGCTGATGATGAGCATTCGCTTTTTTCTTACACTCAAGCATTCCCCACTTGTCTTTATAGAGAACAAGCAAATCAGGAATCCCTTGAATGTACGTTGGATCATTCTTAAGCACCGTACATCCTGGAAATCTCTGTTTGATCTCTTTAACAAGTCCGCTTTGGAAAGCACTTTCTTTCATTATTACCGTCCTCCTTCGAACAAAAAATATCATGGTAAGTTCATGAGAACGGGCTCATTCTTTCCATTATAACGTATGTTTTTCACGCGAGTGAGAAAAATAGCGTGTTTCATTGAAATCCTTCTTATTGTTTAGCGCTTTTAAGATTGCAAGATCAATTGGCGCAGTGGAACGAATGTGATAGTAATACAAATCACGGAATGGAGTATTCATACGGTCAATTCTTCCCGAAGCTTGCTCCATAATTCGGTAACTATAGTTCTGACTGTAGAATATCATTGTATCAGTTTCGATGCAGTTCCATCCTTCAGCTCCTGCAGTATACTGAACAAGATACATCCACTTGTCTCCAACTGGAATCAGTTCATGCTTATGCCCATTCCATTCGGCTGTTTGAATATCAATGGCCTTACTAAACTTATGAAGTAAGTCAAGCTCATAATTGAAATTGTAAAAGACAATGACTCTTTTGTGTTTTTCTATCAGATCTCTAAGAATATCAAGCCTGCTTGGATCGCTATTAACGATCTTTCTTATTACCATGCATAAACCAGAAATATCAGTAATTGGTTCATTGGCGTATGGATTCCATCGGTTCCTCATTACATTCTTGTACATAATTCTGTCATAATCTGCAGTCATGTTTTCATGATGCCTTATTGTTGGTCTGTCAAAATCCATAGGGACGAGAATATCATTCCGTAATCTAAGCAATTTATTCCCGGCAATATATCTCTGTACTTTTAGGTATTTATGGAATCTTGAAAACACCACATGCTCACGCATGAATTCTGTACGATTTTTATAGAACCCATTGGCAATAAACACTGGAATGTAATCCAACCATCGATCACCAGGAGTAGCTGAGAGTAATATCCATTCATTTACTTTCGTAATCTTAAGGAAACTGCTCACCCATTCTCCTTTACCGACAACGCGCTGTTCATCAAATATAAAGAAAGCATTTTTGACTTTCTCATATTTCTTAATCCTATTCCAGCTGTCCACTGTAAAATCTGGTTTGACTAATCCGAAAGGAG